GGTGTGCATTAAGTGAGCTGTATATGCGCCTAAGTCTACGTGCAACTTCACGTACTACTACAGACTTGCCGTAACCGCTCTCACCAATGAGTAACGCTGGCACTGGTGCCTGACCGTTATGGCGTACGGCCAACATCATCAGTTCCTGAATAATAGCTTCACCTTTAGCGGTGAATACCCACTGGGAAGCATCATCCATGACAGGCTCCGGCGCAGGAGCAGAGTACGTTACCACTGTCTCTGTAGCTGGTGGCGTGGAGCCTTGGCCAGCTAAAACACCAGGGCATTTATTCTGGTGGTAGTTGTGCAACGCTAACGTTGCTGAGTGCCTACCGCATAGGCATACGAAATCTGCGGGTTGATGGTCTATTTGCTGTGTCATAACTTTCCTTCTTATTGTTTCTTATTGTTTTTTGCCGTGATCTTTGCATGGGCCAGCCAGTTCCCAACAGGAACTATAGGACAGTAAGCATACTTTCTTGTTCATGGTGTACCTCCTTTCAACTGATTTACTTGGCTAATCCAAGCAACCCTGCCTGTTACCGAAGTAACAAGCAGGCTGAACCGGATTAACTACAGCGTTCACAACCTATGTCGCAACACATTTCAGCGGCCCACTCATGTAACAGAGCTGACCACTGACAAGTTGGGAGTTTCCATACGAACGGCACACGTTCAAAGCGTAAACCGTGGTCAAATACCACGTTGTCTATCCAGTCAACTGTGCACGCTATCGCGTACGCTATGCGGTACTTCATTATTTTTTACCTCGTTTTTTAGTTTTAGTTAGTGCTTCCCGTATGCGTTGTTCGACACATTTATTACACATACACGGCATTGGATTAGGTCTGCGTACAGTCATTAGTTACCACCTTCATCAACGTTAGATTCAAACGGCAAATCAAAGTCATTGCCGTGCCATAGTCTCTCTAGTATTTCGTTAGGTATACCGGAGGAGGTGTCAGGCATACCGCCAACTTCGTCTAACACCTGGCCTACACGGTTGTTCATTTCTTCCATAGCTTCACGCAAGCCTTCGAGTACCTCCCGGCGTTCTTGGTTGTAGTTCTCGGTACGGTCTAGATATACGTGCCACAACAGAGTGTCATCCCAGAACGACCCGATGTGGTGGTGTTTAATAGGTTCAATAAACGTACCCTCCACAAACATTCGTATCTGTATATTGATAGACTCCAAGTTTTCTACCACGGACGGGTCGCCAGCATAGCGTGTGTACCATAGCGTTGGTGCGTCACCGTTGCCGTGGTCACGGTCTACTTTAATGACGTTAAACGCCGCCATACCTTGAAACTCAAACGGCATACCGTCTGTAATAGCTATCTTAGCTATCTCTAGTTTGATGGGATCTTCGCCCAGGTTTCTAAAATTTTCTAACATTTTTTACTTACTCCAGTTTTTTTGTGCAGATTTTTGTGCTTGATTACGTGATGGACACCACGCAATTGAGTAGTGGTCTGAATCAACACCAAGTTGATTGACTACCATATCCCAGTACTCCTCCAACATAACCTTTGAGTCTGCGTAGTAGGCATCGGTAAATGCACAGTCACCACCAGTAGCTTCAATGGTTGCGTGAAAAAGTATGTAATACCCAGGACGTGCCATTCTATTGGATTTATTCGGTTTATACGTGGTTGAAATCATGTTAATACCCCCTGTAATCAAATGATTTAAGGCTAGAAACTAGCCTGCTTGCTACGCCGTGTTCACCTCGATAGTAGTGTTCGTCTGTAACTTGTATCTCAGGCAACAGGTCGTGCTTGTGCCAGAGTCTGGGAGTGTAGCGTTCAACTGAAACGGTAGCCACGAACTCTTTATTTTGTTCGTCTAAAACCATGTCAATCAGTACACCCTTATCAAACTCCATGGGACGACGCATGCGAACGGACGGGTGTCCTGCATACTTCCCAGATACCAGTAGAGTCTCCATTCTGTACCTCCTAATATGTACGGGCGTTTATTATCTTGGCGGCCTTATCCGCCTCATTAATCTTAACACGTATACTGCCTATACGCAATACCACGTCAATATTGCTATGGGATAGAAATGTGGTACAAACTGGAGGCATGTGATATAATCTCTACATGGAATCTATACTTTATATATGCAGATTGTGCTTGAAGTCGTTCAGGTCCCATGGTTGGGCGAATCGCCATGAGGAGGGTTGCGCGGGAGCGATCCAGGTTGTTATGCTGGATGGCCCGCAGACTCGACGTGAATCAACACAGTTTGTTGGGAAGCCCGAGGCACGCTGACCCCACACCAGTGAGGGGATGACGCTGGCGATAACGCTGAAGCCTGCCAGCATCAGGCGGCCATAAGTTCCAGTGGTGGTGCATTGGAATACGAAAGGTGAACTACCTCCAGATAAGGACTGTGGTTCATGAGGGGCACAGCCAACGGCCAGGTGCGGTTTCAAATCGGACTCCGTTACATTAAAAGGCGGAGCTGTGTCCAAGAAACACACTGAATCAGGTACCCAGAGACGACAGATACACGATATCTAGTGGGGGTCACCAGTAAAAAGTGTTTATTATATATATAAAAGACACCAGTAGATGATAATATCCAGTAACTAGAAACCGTGTTCCCCGACGGAAACCGTAAACCATGCTACGGAGGTGCTACGCCTGATGACTTTGCAACGTGCCGCAGAGAAGACCACTAGGCCCAAGATGTCTGAGGCTTTGTCTAAGAAGATCCGTAACCTAGTTGGTGATGGCGATAAACTCGCCAACTTGTTGTTCGCTATCGCTAACGGTTCAGAACCCCAAGCTAAGGTGTCTGACAGGCTATCAGCTATTAATATGCTGTTCGACAGAGGTTGGGGTAAACCCGTCAGCAGTATCGAAGTCTCGGGCGAAGTCAATGTCACTAATGTTATCCATACTATGGACTCTAATGACTTGAAAGATCTGGTGCGCTTAAGAGAACAGCTGCTCGCCCACGACGAGTCTAATGTTATAGATGGTACGGTGGGTTCAGTTGAAAGCGGGGAGATCACCAGCCCAGACGACCCAGACGTGGAGGTCGGCCCGGAACCACGCCCGTAGCCAGTCCCAGAACCTCCCGGACCACAGGTATGGTCCATTGGTACGCGCGCCACGCCCGGGCGGCCTCCGAGAATCGTCTCGCGGGACTCAGGGCTGGGACCCAGCAGATCCTGAGCGGATTTCAGGGGTCGGCCCGGGCCTGAAGTATGGTCCATAGGTACGCGTTAGCGGCCCGGGCCGCCGAAAAACCGGTATGGCTCATACGTACGGGCCAGGCGCCCGGGCCTGGTATGGCGCATCGGTGTGCGCTGGCTTACCATGGTGCCCGGGCGCGGTATGGCTCATATGTACGCGTTGGCGCCCGGGCGGCCACCCCCGGCGGTGTGCTCATTGCCCGGCGTTGGCGCCCGGGCCGGGGTCCACGGCGCACAAAAAAAGGGGGAGCTTTCGCTCCCCCTCGGTTCCTAGGCATACAGCCAGTGTCTATCTTGTGGTATGTAGCATTTCTCGTCCGTACCCTGCGGTACACATTTTATCCACTCTCGGATCGGGCCGAACGGCTTCCAGTTACCAATCGCCGTACAGTGTTCATAGAATTCTTGTAGTTCCTTCCAGAGTATCCATTCTCCGTGTTTTTCGACCTCCTCCCATATTTGCTCTGCTAACAGTCCACTGCCGTCACTGTAGCAATCTCCGTCTAGGAACTCGCAGTGGGGACTACCGTTGCCTGATTCCAGATAGTCCCAAGTAGTATGGAAGTCTATGCTTAGTGAATCGAACTGCCGTTGGTGTTTTTTACCGTAGATTCCAGTTGTTAATACAACTGTACCTAATTCCCGTTTTAGTATGTATTGAATTCGAACGCCGTTAGTGAGTGGTAGTAATTTAATTTCTTGGTCTGGATTGTCGTTGTTAATCATTTTATTTACTCTCATTATTTAGTGCCGGGAGTCTTGCGACTCCCGGCCGGTCTGCCTAGTACCAGACTGAGTTGGTACCGATGTAGAACGTTCCCCGTACTTTACCGCGGTCTTGTGGCCGTGGCTTGCAGTTGATATGGTAAACAACCAACGTGTCCAGAGAATCGCCTTCCATGTATACCGTGTCTGCCACTGGGTTAATAGGCTTGCGACATACTTTGCAGTAATTCATTATTTACTCACTTTATTTTTATAGGATGTAGGGGGGAGCTTGCGCTCCCCCCTTGAGGTTGTTATTCCTCAGTCGATTCTTCAGCTGGTGCAGTGAAGTCCATGTAGAACTCCGTTAGTTTCTGCCACTTGCCACCATTTATTGATGGATGCTGAATCTCGACTTGCTCCAGTTGAGTCCGCTTGAAGGATTTCCCGGCAGGATTGCCTTCAGCGTCGACTTTTTCAAGTTGACGTTTGATGGTAGTCCCTGGCGAGTGCTCGTCGTGTAATCCGATTGCACGACAGAGCTTCTGAGCGGCATGTTTGGCTCCACGACCCCAGACTGGTTCGCCTTTAGTATTGACCACGAGATTCCCGTGGTCGTCTACGGCTTGATTATTGATTTCCTGGCCTTGATACCGGAATTTCAATTCTCTACCAGTTGGGAAGAAGTCTTCACCTTTGGCCTGGGATGGAAGATTGAGCATCGACCATTCCCATTCGCCTTTAGTGTTTTTCTCCCTACCTACTGGGAACCGGATAGAGAGTTCATCTCCCATATCCCGAACCGTTTTATCCAGCGCCTTGAACACTCCGTTTTTCTCGGCGGCGGCATTCCATCGCTCCAGCACCTTCGCGTCTTCAATCTTTTTGATTTGAGACTTGCGCTCGGAAGAGATTTCTCCCCCCATCGAGACAAGTGTTTGGTCAACTTCGAGGTTCGCCTCTTCGGTAAGAGTAGAACGGTCGATGTTTTTCAAACCTTCCAAGATGGCACCGAGGTTAGTTGCATTTACGATGTTTTCGTTTTCTGTTGTCATGGTACATCCTATTAATTTTTTACTTTCGCTATTGATGTTGGCCTGTGTATTGTTCCATAGATTCCATCATCGGAAGCTGGTGATTCAGTCACTTAAACTTCGGCCGTTTATTTCACTCTCTCGGCTTGAGCGTCCCGGCTTTTCAGCTTTTCCTTGTGAGGGGGGGAATCCTCGCTTCCCTTTCGTTATCTGTTGCGGTACTAGGGGGAAGGTGCCACTTACGTATGGACTCACGACTGGCTTCGGGGGATGTGTGCTACCGCCAGTTAGCCGGAACCGTTTAATCAAGTCTCAATCTATAATGTTCACCTTACCTTTATTTGATGTGGCTATTATGCGCCTCTAAAAACCAGTTGTAAAGTATCAATTTACGCCTGGATAGTGGATTTATGGTACCAATTTGGCAAATTTAGCATATATTTTATGATTTTAGGGGGTGAGGTGGACGTTATTTCAGGTTATTTTGAGCCGTCAGGCACGATTTAACCTATAAATTGTGCTACCAGGTGAGCATTTTGCCTGCTCCGGTGGCCAGTTTGAGAGTGTTTGAGAGTGTCTGAGCCTGGCACGCCTGGTCGGTCTGTTATGTCAACTTGACCCCCCATCGGCCATCGGTAGGGGGGTGGGGAACTCATACGCGCGTCGGCCCGTAGGGCGGCCATGACACTTTTTCCAGAAACCATGGGTCCCCTATGCCCATACGATCCACATAAGTCCCCACCCCTTTCTGGTACAGATACTGACCTATGCTTGACAAATATCGCCTTTCATGATATGTTAGAATGGGGTAATTTGTGACTTGAGGATCGAGATGCCAGTAGTAAAGGGAAGGCATTACGCCTATACAACAAAGGGAAAGGCCGCCGCAAAGAAGGCTGCCAAGAAGACTAGCCACAAGATGCCCGGGAAGAAGAGGTGACCTAAGACAGGACACTACGTGTAGTGGAGGAATGGAAATGGAGGATGTACGGGGTGCACGGTTTTTACCGTGCGAGGCTTGGGAGATTGATATACGGAGTGGGCAGGCACGCGCTAAGATGGCGATGCCGGATCTGTGTCTCCTGATCTTAAATCGAGCGAATCATTGTGACCAGTGTGCGTATGTGAGTATTTGCTACCACGTACAGCGGACACGAGTTATTCTTAATAAGAAAGATGCGCGCGAATTGGAAGAACGGCTATGGTAGTATACTCTGAGAGAGAGCTGACGCGGGCGGTCTGTCCTCTTTTCTTCTGCCCCGGGGAGGAGGGGTCACCTCCACAGTCGCCCCGTCAGTTCTCGCCCCTTATTATTTCGCACACTACAGCCAAGCAATTGAATAAGTTGTGGCACAGTAGATTGCCGGAAATGGGGAATATGCCCTCATTGTCTTTTGGTTTTGAGTATGATGGTATATATTATGCTAGTGCTATGTGGTCTAATCCGGTCGCCCGGGCGTTGCCGCAGCAAACTTGGTTCGAATTAAGACGGTTTGCCATTGCACCGGATGCACCAAGGAACACAGCTTCTTGGTGTTTGGCCAACATGGAACGGTATATAAAGGAACATCGGCCTGAGATGGAGCGGTTGATCAGCTATCAGGATACTGATGTGCACCACGGTACTATATATAAAGCGGCTAACTGGGAAGTGGGACGGGTTTCCAGTGGGGATGATTGGGTAAGAAACAATCGTTACCGTAAAGCTTCTCAGACAGCATCTGTAAAGGTTCGGTGGGAGAAAAGCTTGCTTTGACTGCGGTTAATCCGGTTTCTGACTTAACGGAAGAACAGAAGCGCATGATTTTGGGCGCGGGCGCTAGCGCGCACTTTGAATTAGCCAAGCGTAACTTCTGGGACTTTCTTGATTTTGTCAAGATACTGGAGCCACAACCGGGACGAGGCACTATTCCATTTGAAAGGTGGCCGCATCTTGTGGATGTATGCCACATATTAGAGGAACAGAAGCTGTTGGTGTGGTTGAAGTCCAGGCAGACCGGGGCTTCATGGATGCTAGCAGCTTATGGCCTGTGGATGGCCATGTACAAGCAAGGTTCTGTTGTCCTTCTACTCTCCCAGGGTGAGGACGAAGCCAAGAAACTGCTGGCTAAGTGCCGGTTTATATATGAGAACTTAGAACCGGACATACGTGCACCCCTTGGGACGGACTCCAGACAGGAACTTTACTTCCCAGAGACTGGATCCAGCATCAGCGCACTACCTTCTACTGAAAAAGCGGGCCGTTCGTCTACTGCTTCGCTCGTTATCATGGACGAAGCGGACTTCCACGAGCACTTAGACTCTAACTATGCGGCAGTAAAGCCTACTATTGATGACGTGGGCGGCCAATTGGTCCTTGTTTCTACGTCTAATGCTACCCGCATGAACACGTTGTTCAAGTCTACGTACAAAGAATCACCGTATAACGGGTTCACTAGAGTGTTTTATGGGTGGAATGTACGCCCAGACCGGGACAACGCTTGGTATGAGGCACGGCGGGCAGAGTATGCAGATAAGAGCCTATTTGAGAAAGAATACCCTGCTAGTGACGAAGAAGCCCTAGCACCACCGCGTACTATCGCTGCATTTGACCACGACATTCTTAAATTAATGCAAGACGATGCACGTAAGGCTGTCATTACAATGCCTGCGGGCGTAGTGACGGCCAATATCTATCAAGATTTCCATCCGGGTAAGACCTATTCTGCTGCAAGTGATACATCACGAGGTACAGGACAAGATGACGCCATCACAGTCGTACTTGACACGAAGACGGGCTATGTTGTGGCCGACATACAGAGTAACCTTATCCCACCAGATCAACTCGCAATCGCATCGATGGCCTTACTCGCACGATATCATAATCCTATCTGGGCTATCGAAGACAACGATGCCGGGATACTCACGATTGCCTCGGCTCAAGCCGCAAGATATCCCTCACTGTATTATCGAGAAAGCGAAAAAGCAGGATGGCACACTGATGAACGTAATCGCTGGCTGCTTTGGGGCGAGCTAATCGAAGCAGTCAATGCTCGATTATTAACCGTTCCTTCAGAAGACGGCCTGGCGCAGTTCTACTCAGTGATCCGGAATCCAGAGAAAGATGGTCGTATTGAGGCTGCCCGCGGAGCGCACGATGACTATCCAATGGCTGTGGGCATAGCCTGGCAGATGCGCCGGTATGCGCGTCCGATGGGTAGACCCATGCGCAGTCCCATGGAAGACTCATGGGGCGATATAATGAGAAGAAGCTCACTTGCTAAAGGTCGGTGGTAGCAGTGCCAGAACAAGAACCCAAACCAACAGTTGATTCTATCCGGACACACCGTAAGTATCTTTTTGACCTTTGGTCAGACGCCCGGGCGAAATGGTCGGACGTGGATAGATACTACAACCGGACCTTTTCTTTGTGGCCGGAGAACATGGATCGGCCAGATTGGTATAGGCCCATGCGCGGTCGGTCTGTTGTTGACCACGCCGTGGATCATCAACTAGCCCATGAACCGTCTATTCATAGGTTGCCAGCGGGAGAAGGCGAAGAACACAAACGCCGTGCTGATCGTGTGGAACCAGCATTGCGGGCTATATTAAATGAGGCTGCTGCATTAGAAACGAGCTTGACTTGGAAGCAAGTAGGCAAGAATCTATTGCTATATGGATATGCCGTTGTTGAAACCAGCGTTGATGGTGACTGCCTAGCTAAGCGTCGGAACAAGCCACGCAAGCTACGAGGCGAAAGCGCAGAGGAATTTGCGCAACGGATCAGCGTCTGGGAACACCAACGAAAGACAATGATGCCATTTCGCACGGTGGCGCACCATCCTGCGCGAGTTCTTCTGGATCCCCTACGGAAGGACCCGCGTATGGGTGTGCGTCATGACTACCGTACAGCTTATGATCTATATCTACTTACTAGCGCCCGGGCTGATCACAAAACCAAAGGACGCAATGTAGAAGTAGATGTGTACGACTACGGCGACAACCCGTACAAGATGGTCGAATGCGACGAATACTGGAGCGAGCAGTGGCACGCGATGGCAACAACGGCAGGCGACATGCTGTTCGTGGAGCGTAACTCCTGGGGATTCATACCGTACGCCCACGCATTTGCTGGCTACGGACAAGAACCCACAGAACAAGAAGAGTTCAACCCATCATTCTTAGCAGTTGGGATACTAGATCACGCCAGGGATACCCTGAAAGCACAAGCCCAAGAGTCCGCAGCTAGACATAACGCCGTTATTGAGGCTGCGTTTAACCCGATGGTTACGACTGGTGACGCTGCTGAACTGCAAGAACAGCGCGCCCGCGGGGATATATTAGAAGTTGCTAACCGTGGCGAGGTCGGCTGGATGGAAGTCCAGCAACTCCCACGTTATGTCTTTGAATCTGAACAAATGATCGACCGAGATCTGGAACTGGGTACGTACGCCCAGTCACTGGCCGGTATCAGGGAG